CTGAGTTAGCTATGTTAGGTGTTGTTGATGAGGATGTAGCTCTCAATGGAAAACCAGGTGTTACATATTGTGACGCCATGGATTTTTCAAAGAGTGCTGGTTTCCCATATAATAAAGCTAAATCTTCTTTACTGGTTTTTGAGAAATGTGATGATGGGTCTATGAGGGCTTCTTTACCTGACTATTTGCGTAGTGAGGTAGAGATGTGTGAAGACCAATTATCGCGGGGTGAATTACCTAAGTTTGTGTACTCTGCTAATCGAAAGGATGAGCCTATTTCTCGTGAGAAGCACGAGAAACGTGGCCCGCGTTTATTTTTAGCCGGGTGTTTTGAAAATCATTTTTTGTGTCGGAAATTTCTTTTGACGTTCACACGACTTATGCAGCGGAATAGGTTTTTGTTTCGGTGTGCTTGTGGTATGAATGTATATTCGTCTGAGTGGAAATTGTTGTTCGAATATTTAAAGCGAGGTGATTTGTATCTTGCTGGTGATTATTCAAACTACGATCAATGCCTGCCCCCTTCTGTTCTTCGTTTCGTGCGGTATTTTATTGTGGCTTTATTGGTTAGGAGTAAGAGGTATTCTTCTCGGTCGATTCGTGTTATTTCTGGTTTGCTCGAAGGTATATCTAATCCGTTTGTTTTATTAGATGGTTATATGTATCTTGTGTTTGGCACTAATCCGTCTGGGCAACCATTGACTACGTTTACTAACTGTATTTCTAATGTGTTGATGCTGGCTTATGTGTGGGATTCTTGCTATCCGGATAAGAATTTCTTTGATACGGTGGCTTTGATGACCTATGGTGATGATAATGTGATAGCGGTTCCTGCCCAATTTTCTGGATTTAATTATCAATACATTTCACGTGTTTTTGAGTGTTTTGGAATCGTGTATACATCTGCCGATAAAGGAGATTTGGCGATAGGTTTTGATGATTTGTCTAATATATCCTTTTTAAAGAGGCGGTTTGCTGTTGTCGATGATATGGTTTTGTGTCCACGTGACAAGAAATCTTTTATGAAGACGTTCTTTAATGTTATGGAGTCTAAAGTTGTTGCATTTGATTTTCAACTATCTGCTCAACTTGAGTCTCTTCTTTTTGAGGTTTTTACTTTGCGTGATGACAAGTGTTTCTACGGCGATATGGTCGCTCTGATTTTTCAGTGCGCCCAATCCAAGGGTTTGATTTTGCGCCCTTTGAGGTTTTTGGACAGTTACAACCAAGCGAGTGAAGCTTTTGATAAAGCTTTCTCGTTTTGGGTGTATCGTCCGTAACTTAAAAGGCTGAGCTGGATATCTCATAAAACTGTCCCTAGTCTTTTTAGACTAGTGCGCTTAAGTGCGCGAGAGGCTGACTCACTAAACAGTCATTAGCCCCCCAGAA